TAATTTTCACTAATTAAGTTTTGAACATGTTCTTTAACTACTTGCCAATTATTATCAGCATTTTTTAATTTGTCACTAAATCCACTTCCACCATATGTGTTACCATCATTTACTTGAGGAGTACCTAAACCAGCTGCTTCTGTTTGGTAACCTAAACCATCAACACCAAATTGACCATTTTTAACATAATGCATTGGGTCTTTAGCCAAGTTAGCAATTACTTTAGCTTGAGCTTCTTCTAATGTTAATTTTGGATTATTTTTGACTTCAGCATAAATACCTACTTGTAATTCTTGAGCATTAACATTATTAATATTATCTACTTTAGGTGAATAATCATAATTTCTTGAAGCTACATTTTCAACTCCATCAGAAACATTTTTATATTTACCATAAGATCCATTTTCTATTTCAAATTTATAATTTGGATCCGCAGATACTTTTTCTTCCTGTTCTTTAGTATTTGATTTTAAATCATTATTAACTATAGGATTTAATGATTTTTCTCCTGCTTCATTAATAAATTGATTAAATTTAGTTTCCCAGCTTTCTTTTGCTCTTCCTTCTATTGTATTAAGTGGTTTCATATCAATATAATTTTCATTTATTACATTTCTTTTCTTTAAGATATGTGTAGCCTGATCATAAGTAGCTGCTTTATTAATCATGTTAGGAAATTTATTTTTAGCTTCCTTTAAGAATACGTCTTTATGACCTTTTCCTTCTTTGATTAAATTGTATTGTTCTTGTAATGTTTTCATATTTTAATTTTCTAACAATGTTTCAATGTCTTTTAAATAATCTTTAATTAAATCTGTTCCGTATACTACAGAATAACTTTTTGGTTCATCCTGTCTATAATATTTTACTGTTGCAATTTTAGCTTGTCTTAATTTTTTTTTAAGTACATCTAAATTGCCTTCTATTTCATCAAAGGCATCTATACGACTTTGTTGAAATTTTTCTAATTTATCTTCTTCTTCTTTAATTCTATTATTCATGTTATAAATATTAACCCTATTTCCAAAGTTTACGGACTGGTAGAGTTGATGGAGGTTGTACATATGTACCTTTTTTATTTTTAGGTACTAGTTTATATTTAAATGCTTTTACATAGTAATTATCATTAACCCCATCAGGACCAGCTTTTGGACCAGGACCTAATCTTGCTCCAGGATCTTGACTTTCTTGTACTGGTACTACTCTATTACTATCAAATTTTTTAATAGTATTACCATCAAATCTTACCCAGGTTTTATCTTTTTCTACTTTTACTACTGAACCTGTACCATATAATGAACCATCAGGTTCTTTAACATGTACTAAATCAATAATTTCGTTTAAATCTTTTAATTTTATTGTTATACCAACTAAATCAGGTTCAATATCCCAATTATAGTCATATTTTTTAGCTAATTCTACAAAAGCATGACCTTTACCTAAAAAATCTTCAATATTGCTTTCATCATATTGATCGGTAATTCTATAATCTAAATCATCATATATAGTAGAAAAAGAAACTTCTCCATCTTCAATAAAACCTTCATATTTACCTGAGTCTCCTTTTAGAATTGCTATATTATTTTTAGGTAAAATATTAAGTTTGATTTCTTCATTAACATCATCTTCTTCATAATATCCTAATGATCTACCCCCAGCCGAAAAATTTTCTTTAACTGGTTTGTATCCTAATTCTTTATATGCTTCATCATCTGCTTTTTGTCCTTTTCTTCTAAAAGCATAAGGTGTTAAATAAGCACCCGCAGCTCCTGACATAGATACTTCATCCATATCACCTTCGCCTATTCTAGTAATTCTTTTATATTGGTCTGGGTATTCGTTTCTTAGATGTGTTCTAATTGAATTTCTTAATTTACGAGCATTTTCATAAAATTCTCTAAACTTTTTATCATCTTTAGTTTTAACATAAACTCTTTTAGCTACATCAACTAAATCATCCATTTCATCATATAACTTTTCAAAACCAGGTAATTGAGTAATTTTCCAACTAACTGCACCAGTTACTGGATCTATATTAGTAATTTCTGAGGAAGATGTACCGTCATCACTATAGGTAATTTGACCTACTTGAAATTTTCTTTTAGGTGTACCTAATTCTTTTTCAGCATCATCAGGTGATGCTGTTTTGGACATTTCGCTAAGTTTAAACTTGTACTTTGCCATTTGCTACTTGAATTTCTTTTACTAGTTCATAATATTGTAACAAATCAACTAAATTATCATTATCTACCTTATCTGTTTTGCTTAATTCAGTTAACAATTTTGCTACTTCTGTAATTTTTATCTTTGTAGCTTTATCTTTTATATTTTCAGATTGTTCTGCTAAAATATCTTTTAATAAATTAACTTTTTTGTTATAAAATTCTCTTAAAGCTGGTGTAGAATCAATTGAATAAATAAATTCTTTAAGTATTTCTTTTTGTTCTTTACTTAAATTATCATACTTATCATTAAATTTTTCTAATAATACTCTATAAGTAATTTGTCTTAAATCCTTATCGTATCCTGAAAATTCTTCAATTAATTGATCCTTTGGTTTAGATATTTGTTGTTTTGTTAGAAATTCTAATAAAGTAACTTTATTATTATTTATTTGGCTTATATCGGTAACCTCTTTAGTATTATAACTTTCTATTAAAGTATAAACAGAAGCTATTTCTTTATAATTTTTTATTTTAGAACCAAAGAAAGTTTCTAAGTTATAATGTTTTTTAATTTCATTAATTAAACTATATTTTTGTCTTTTCAATGAAGTTCTATTAAACTTCTTTGAATTTTCAAGTATTGTTGAAATTAATGAATTCGCTTTACCCTCAGATATAACTTTAGATTTTAATATTGATTCATATAACTTATATTCTCTACCCAACCCTGTTTTTACAAAGTATTTTTTAAGTAAATCGATTGCAGGAGAATCATCACCTTTTAAAGTATCAGCTGTTATTTGCCTAACTAGTAATTCAAATAATATACCAGTATTTTTATACTTAGAATGTTTTATTTTCATTAAAAATATATTTATTTATAAATATGTACAAATTAGTTATTCTTCAATTGAGTTTCATCTAATAGTTTAGAATCATCTTTATCTTCTTCAAAAATTAACTTTTTCTTATTTAAGGATTTAAAAATATCCTTGTTTTTTAAATAAGTTACTTTAGGACTTTCAAATTCTGAAAGTGGCCTACTACCTTCATTTTTATCAGTATCTTTCATTCTTTTAACTCCTAATGGGTCTTTACCAAAATTATTATCCTGTTTACCTCTATTAGTAATACTATCAACTGGGCGACCTGCTTTAGGGTCATCATCTTTGTAGCCATCAGGTACATTACCTGGGTCAGAATACATTCTACCTTTACCATATAATGAAGCTAAATCATGAGGAGTACCATATGATTTACCAGTAGTAACTGGATCATTACCTTCTGCTTTTATTTGATCTAATCTAAATTGACGTTTAGCATCTTCTCTAGCTAAATCTCTATACTCATCATATTGATCTTCACTAAAGTGATAAATGTTATGATAAATCCAATCAGATGGAACTAAACCTTGTTCTAATAAAGTTCCAGCTAATTCAGCTTTTGATTTTAATAATTCAATTCTTTCTTGATCATAAATTATCGATGGTGTAGTCATTGATAATTCAAAATTTGTCATATTTTCTGCTGTATAACCTTGAGTATATAAATGTACTAATGCAATTTTATTTAATTCTGATAGTACTATTCTTTGTATTCTATCAATTGTACGAGCAAATCTAATATCTTCAGCAGCTAATGTAGCTTTACCTTCTACATTTTCATCATACCCTAAAAATGCTTTAGGTATTTTTAGTGCGGCAAATAATTTATCTCTTAAATATTCTACATCTTGAATACCATCATATGATAAACCTGGTGTAGTATCTATTTTAGTTGCATTATCATTACCTCTTACTGGTATATAAAAATCCTCTAACATGTTTTGCATGTTATACCTTAAATTATATTCACCCGTTTTTTCATCCATATATGGAGTACGTTTCATATTTGAAATAGTTTTCTGCATAAATGCTTCTACTTCATTTGGAGGTATGGCACCAACATTTACATAAAATATTCTTTTTTCTGGAGCACGAGCAATTCTATGAATTAACATTGCATCTTCCATTAAAGTATATTGTTTAAATAATTTTCTAGCTGGTTCGATATAAGCTCTACCATATGGAAGGTAATTTACATCTGTAACCATTCTAAAATGAGCCATTTCATAATTATCATAAGTTATACCTGTATTATCATTATCAGTTTGATTTGGTAAACTATAATAACCATAAGAACTACCAGCAAAACCTTCTGGATTCCATCTATATTTTATATCTGATGGGTTATCTGGATTTTGTCCTTCTATTCTTTCAATATGGTATGCTGTATAAGGAATTACATTGTAAACTCCAAATTTTTCAGCTATTTCTAATTTAAGGAAGAAATCACCATATTTACACATTTGACGAATCCACATCCATAAATTAAATTCTACATTTAAAACATCATAAAATAAATTATAAAGTATTTTTTGTATATCTTCATTAGAACTTCTAATTTGAAGTACTTCACCCATATCATTTTTAAGTGTAGATTCATCTGATAGGATATCTAGTGCTGATGCTATAATAGCATCTTGATCCATTACATCATATTCTGAGTATAAAGTTGTTCTTAAATATTG